ACATGTCCCATTCGCACAAAGAATCTCAGTTATTATTGAGTTAGTTTTAGAATACGGATTAATAGGAGACGATAGTCCTTCATGTATTTGCCCTACAGGAATCATCCATGATCCAGGGTTAGATGGAGTAGATACAAAGTCAAAACATAATAATTCAAAATCATCTTGTACCTCTAATACTTCACCCATTTGTTTTAATGAGCCCATTCCGCGAGAAGATACACCTACTTTAATTCCTGCTCCAATTAACGCTTTTAAGATATTGCCTGATGGAGTAGGTAAAAGTTCTATTTTACCCATGATATTTTCTCCGTCCCACCAAATTTCAGCAATATTATGTGATACGTTTTTTAAGTTAATTACTTGAGAGTCTGGATGATCTAATTCGCCACATGCTCTTCTTTCCTTAACTAACTCTATGTATTTATTTATTTCACGTTCCCATAAATCCTTTGAGTAATATCTACCGTTGCCGTTTTTTACTTCGGGAGTGGCTAACACACCTTCAACTAATGGATTACCATTTGTGCTCTTACCTTCAGTAAGAGCCATAGGTGATACATTAAATTGTCTTGTTTCTATTAGTAGTGATTTCATAATTAAAATTCTATTTCATCTCCATTTTGAGTATATGTTTTAACTGTTTTTCCATTAATATCAATAGATCCTTCATTTAATTCTTCTTTAATAAGATCACGAATTAATGAGCGAATTTTTTGTTCCTCTTCAAGTGATTCTAAAATATTATGTTTTTTATATACTTTAGTTTTAGCATCTTTCATAGCTTTAGCATATGATGCTTTATCTTTAAAGTCTTTATCATTAACATCAGTTGCAGTATCTGCTAAATCATCATATAAAGCTTTTTTTTCTTCTTTAGAAAGAGTACTAATTTTATCTTGTTCTTTTTTACTTAATCCTACTTTTGAATCATATCCTTCTTGTAATTTTATTTTCTTTTCAGTACCAGTAACACCTTTATCAGGCATTTCTTTTACTTTTTTAGGCATTGAAGTTTTTGCTTCACTGTTGCTTAATGTATCTTTAACATTCTTTTTAGTAGAACCAACTAAACTGTTTTTAACAACGTCACTGTCTGAGTTAACTTCGTCACGTCCGCCTAATGTAGAAGCGTTTTTAGACGTTGGTTGAGTATTTTTACCTAAACCAGGAGCTTCATCAGTGTAACCTACACCTTTAATTCCAAATATTCCGTCTTTAGTATAGTACAGTGGATCTTTAGCTAAGTTTTTAACAACCATAGCTTTTAACTCATCACCAGTTTTGTCAGCATTTTTTTCATCTTTCAACTCAGCGTAAAATCCTTTCATGATTTCGTTAAAATTAACGTTATCAGCATTTTTTAAATCTGATGGTTGAAACGCATTTTTATTTGCGTCTACTGCTTCTTTAGACGTTTCTTTTTCTGTTGCTTTAACTTCTTCACCTAAAATTTTCTTCCAATCGTAGACATTAAATCCTTTAGCTACAACACCACCTGCTGCTTCACTAATAATTTGCTTTGATTTCAATACATTTGTAGCAGTGTCAAAATCAGTGTATTGATTGAAATATTGAGGAAATAATGAGCGAGCTTGTTTTAGGAATTGATTTTTATTTCCATTTCCACTCTTAATTGAGTTGTATTGTTCTTGTAATGTTGCCATTTTTTATTTTTTGTCTCTAAATAATTTAATAATATCGTCTAAGTAGTCAACTGCTAAATCTGTACCATATTGTACTTTAAAGTCTGGAGAACTTTTATAGTAATCCATTGTTTTAGTTTTAGCTTGTTTTAATAGTGGAAGTAAAGTATTTAATTTATCTTCTATTTTATCAAAATCACCTACTCTATTAGTAATAAACTGTGTTAAAGCAGGATCAGTTAAGTTAAGATTGTTTACATAAGTATCAGTTGCTTCTTCTTCTAATTTCTTTCTCCATAAATCTTTATGGTCAATACCTTTAGCTTGTTTATGAAGTTTTTTAGCGTCAACTGGTTTCCAACCTAATTTATAGTAATAAATATTTTTAGCTCCTTTAGCTTTTTTATTTGGATTGAACGCGTTTGGAGTAGCGTAATTTGCTCCTTCACCTGGGGTAAAAGTAGCTGCTCCAACTCCACTACCTGTAGCACTTATTTCTTTTAACTTATTAAACACTATTTCTCTAAGCGTTTCTTCATCTATTAAATGTAATTTTTTATATTCATGAGGATATTCTTTACGAACATGAGTTCTAAAAGCATTCCATACTGTATTAAAAGCATTATATATTTTTTTAAAATTTGGATCTTCGGCTATTTTTTTATAAGTAGAAAATCTTTTAAATTCTTTATTAAGTTCTTTAAATGATTTATACATTACATTAAAATCAGGAGTATATTTTACATCCCAAGTAATTGAACCTGTTTCAGGATCAGCATCGGTTTGTTTTGTGGTATATCCTCCTGGTGTAAATTTATTTATTGCCATTTGCTAATTTAAGTTCTTCTATTAAATCACAATATTGTAATAAATTAACGATATTGTCATTGTTTACTTTATCGTTTTTATTTAATTCAACTAATAAATTAGTTATTTCATTAATTTTAATTTTAGTAACCTCATTTTTAGTTTTTTTATTCAACTTAATAAAATCTGCTTTGAACTCATTAATTTTAATATTATAGAATTCTTTAAGTTTAGTAGTGTTATCAACACTATTTATAAACTCTTTGAGAATCGATTTCTTAGTATTACTAAAATCTGAGTACTTATCGTTAAATTTATCTAATAATATTCTATATGTTAATATACGTGTATCTTTATCGTAATGACTAAATTCGTTTAGTACTTCGTCATTATATTCTTTTAATTTAATTTTAGATGAAGTTAGATGTTCTAATAAAGATAATTTATTAGAAATAGATTGTTCATGAGAGATATTTTTACCATTATTGTATCCTTCAATTAATGTATAAATAGCTGCTTGAGCTTTATAATTAGATAATTTCGTTTTAAAGAAATCTTCTAAATTATAATGTTTTTTAATTTCATTAATTAAGTTATATTTTTGTCTCTTGAGTGCGAACCTATTTAAATGTTTAGAACTTTCTAAAACTGTACTTATTACAACTTCTGCTTTTCCCTCTGTTAAATTAGTACGTTTAAGCAAGCTATCATATAACTTATATTCACAACCTAACTCAGTTTTACTAAAATATTTTTTAAGGATATTGGTTGCTTCAGAATTTTTACCTGATAATGTATCAGCAGTTATTTGTCTAACCAATAATTCAAAGAGAATACCTGTGTTCTTGAATTTAGAATGGCGTATATGCATTTAAAGTTATATTTTTGTTATAAATATATAAGAATTATTATCATCGCAATTGATTTTCATCAAGTAATGATTCTTTTGCTTTATCTACTTGAAATACTAATTGTTTTTCCATACTATCTAAAAATTGTTTATTTTTTAAATAAGTAGTTTGAGCACTTTCAGTTAATTGTTTAGACATACCGCCCATCTCATCATCATATTTCATAGATATTTTACCTACTCTATCTTTACCAAATATATTTTGTTGAGTATTTATATTACTTACTTTTTCTTTTGGTCTACCTAATGTAATATCCTCTCCATATCCCGCAGGTACGTTTCCTGGATCTGTTGTTATTCTACCTTTACCATATAATGATGCTAAATCATGAGGTGTACCATATGATTTACCTGTTTCTAATGGATCATTTCCTTCTTCAGTTACTTGAGCTAATCTAAATTTACGTTTAGCATCTTGTAAAATAAGATCTCTATATTCATCAAACTGATCTTCACTAAAGTGGAATATATGATGATAAATCCAATCTGATGGAAGTAATTGTGCGTCCATAATATTTTTAGCTAGCTCAACCTTTTCCTTCATTAAAGCAATACGTTCTTGATCATAAATGATTGAAGGTGTTGTTAATGATAATTCAAAATTAGTTAATGCTTCACCCTTATATCCTTGAACATATAAATGTACTAAAGCTATTTTATATAATTCAGATAATAAAATACGTTGTAATCTATCAATAGTACGAGCAAAACGAATATCTTCAGCTGCTAATGTAGCTTTACCACTTAAATCTTTTTCGTAGCCCATAAACGCTTTAGGTACTTTAAGGGCGGCAAATAACTTGTCTCTTAAATAGACTACGTCTTCTATACTATTATAATCTAAACCTTTAGTTGTTTCTATCTTAGTTGTTTGATCATTTCCTCTAACAGGAATATAAAAATCTTCTAACATGTTTTGCATGTTATATTTTAAATTATATTCACCTGTTTGTGGGTCCATATAAGGTGTTTTTTTCATAGTACGAATTGTCTTCTGCATGAAATTTTCTACCTCATTAGGAGGAATAGAACCTACATTAATATAAAATACTCGTTTTTCTGGGGCACGAGAGATTCTATGAATTAACATAGCATCTTCCATTAATGTATATTGTTTAAATAATTTACGAGCTGGTTCGATATATGATCTACCATAAGGTAAATAATTAACATCTGTTAATAACCGAAAATGAGCCATTTCATAATTATCAAAGAAAATACCACTTTCATTATTTTTTTGTCCAAAACTAGGTACAGAAAATTGTCCTGAACCAGCAGTACCTGATGCGTATCCATCTGGGCTAAATTTAAATCTTACTGCTGTTGGTGTTTCTATGTTGAATCCTTCTTGTCTTTCAATATGATAAGCAGTATAAGGTATAACATTATATATACCAAATTTTTCAGCAATTTCTAATTTTAAAAAGAAATCACCATATTTACACATTTGGCGAGTCCAAGACCATAAATTAAACTCAATATTTAATATATCATAAAATAAATTATATAGAATTTTTTGTATATCTTCATCTGAACTACGAATTTGAAGTACTTCACCCATTTCATTTTTTAATGAACATTCATCTGAAATAATATCTAAAGCAGATGCTACAATAGCATCTGTATCCATTACATCGTAGTCGGAGTATAATTGAACTCTTAAATATTGATAATTAAGATTTAATTGTTGACCATAAAGTGATGTAGCGTTAGATGAATATACTCTACTATATCTATCAATTAGAGCATTAGTTTCATACTTACCGCTTTTTTGAATAGAGTCAACATCCATTACTTTAAGTTGATTTCCACCTTCGTTACGAATAATAACGTCTGTTGAAAATAATCTTCTTAATCTTGAAAATACATTAATATCTGCCATTTTTTATATTTATTTCAACAACCAACTAATATCTTCTGATTCCTTATTATGCATAGACATATGATAAGGATTATCTATTCCTGCTGAGAAATAGGCTCCTTGATATTGAGAAGGTCGTGATATATTATTTATTGCTGCTTTGGTTAATTCTATTCCTTGTGTTTTATTTTTTAGAGCTGTATCTCTAACATACATAGCTATACTATAAGCCATAACTAAATCATCGTTATATCCACTTTGTGCTTCTGCTCTGCCATTTTTCCAAATAAATACTTTCATTTCTTCAATTAATCTTTTTGATCTAATTATAACACTATGATCACCGAAATATTCTCGTCCTTTATTTATTACTAGTGGTCGTGTTTTTAATGATGTAGTAAAACCAGGTGTCATTTTAGATGTATCTTCATATTTACTAATATATAAATCGGAAGTTGGAGAATCACTCTTTGGTGAATAATAGAGATTTCTATAATTCCTTTCTTGAATTGATTCTATTGTTGACCAACCTATATTAGCGTTTTCAACTACTAATAAAGCCTCATTATATTCAGTAGCAATACCTACTAACATATAACCAAATTCTTTAGGAGAAAGTTGACTTTTAAATTCTGCTACTTGTGCGTTTGTTTCTAAATCAAATATATGAAATACAGAAAAATCCTTTCCATCTCCTCTAGCTACATCTGCTATTACTATATAATTTCTTGTATAGTCTGGTGACTCCCAAATCCATAAATTTTTATCTACTCCTCGCTTTTCCATAGGTTCAACTACATGAGTGGTAGACATATATTCAAGATGTTCAGGATAGTAAACTACATCTCCTGATGTTGTAAAATCACAGTCACATTCCTGCGCTGCTAGTCTTGAGTCACCTAACTCTACATCTTGTTTATCTCTCCAAGCTTGATCACGTTCAGGATGAACATACCAAGGTAATTTAATAGGTAAGAAGTTATTTTCTTGTGCTTCCGCCTTAATCCATGTTTTATGAAACCAATTACCTGTACCAAATGGAGTAGACAGTACAATTGCGCCACCACCTGTTGCTAAGGTTTGTTGTGATGAAGCCCAAATTGGTTCAATACCTTCAATAAATGCTGCTTCATCTATAATTAAAAGTGAAACCGCTTCTGATCTACCAGCATCGCTTGCTGCGGAAGTTGCTTTTATTTGGGAACCATTATTTAATCGTAATGTTAATTTATTATTTTCATCAGATGGTACTTTTAACCAAGATGGTAAATTATCATACATAAACTTGGTTTTAGTAACCATATTTTTTGCTGTTTCCTGCTTAGTAGCTATACAAAGTATGTTTTTATCTTTATAAAATGTCATTAACCATAAAGAATATCCCGCAGCTAATGTTGATATACCTAACTGACGTGATTTAAGTATTAAAGAATATGAATTATTTTTCCATAAATTTAATACTTTACTCTGGAATGGATAAAGATTGAATATAACTCGCCCACGTTGTGGATGTTGAATATGGCAATATTTGCGCATAAAATGGCTTGGATCCTTTGCACATTGGACATATTCCTCCCTTATAATTTGTTTTAAGTCTTGCGACATATTATTTATTTAGTTCATCAGTTATAAAATCAATTAGCTTAAGACCTTTTTTAATGAATATTTTCTTAACATTATCTTTTGTTTTATAACTATCTATAGCTGCTTTTGCTTTTGATTTATCAGCGACTGATGCTTTCTTATCTTTTAATATTTTTGCCTTATTAACAATAGCAGTTTTATATGTGTTAAATAATGTTTCTTCTTCTGGTGATAAATCAGCATAAGTTTTACCAACTGTTTTCTCAACTTCTTTATCACTTATCGCTGTCGGTTTTTCTTCAGGTGTTTCTTCTTCATCGTCTTTGTAGTAAGTGTCTGTTGGTTCTTCTGATTCTTCATCAGGAGTAAGTGTTGGTAAATCTACTTCAGGTGATGTCTTTTCAGGTTTAACTGTTTTTTCTCTTTTTGGAGATAAAACACCTGCTATTCTAAGATTAGTAATAACAGAGTTAAGTTCAGAATCATTTTTAAGATCTAATGCTGTTCCTAACTCTTTTTGAGTCATGCCTTCTTCACCAGCTGCTTCCAACGCAGCAAGAAGTGCTCCCGTTCTGCCTGAAGAATATACTTCTTTAGCTAGAGCAAATTTAGCTAGATCTTGTATTTTAATTTTACTAACTATATTAGCCATTTCTTCTAATTCTACATCACCACCTGCTTTTAAATCACTGATAGCGTTAGTTTTAGCATCTGATTTTAATGTATTAAATTTAGGATCTTTTTGTATTTTTTGTACTGCGTCTTTACCAGCGTATGTGGTTTCAGATAAAGCCTCTACAATTTCTTCTTTAATATAGTTATATAAATCTTTACGTTTCATTAAGTAATTTTCGTTATAAATATTATAAATTTAAATAAGATTTTATTTGTTTTATTCTATCCTCAGTAGAACCAGAGATAATTGCGAAATTTTTAATAATATTCAAATTATCAGAATATAAATGTTTAATTATTTGATCTATATTATTTCTATATACCCCGTTAGTAGTACGTACATTATTATCTTCAATTATAGTACCAGCAGGACTTACATAAAAAATCCAATCATATTCTTTAATAAATATAGAAGCATAATCGTTAAATCTATCCTTATCAAATGAATCAATAGAATTAGCACACATTGTAAATGCTATAACATCTATAACAGTACGATCTGTAATAATGTTCTCGTTTATTAATTCACTACATCGCTCTGCTAAAAATATAGTTTGTCCTTTTAATGTACTGTCTGTATTTAAGGGAATACCTAAATCTCTTAAATATTTGCTACGCTCAGTAGCAAATGTATAATCTTTAAATTCAGGTAATTCTTTTAATGCATTTACCAATGTAGTTTTTCCTACACTCACTGTTCCACAAAAACCTATCTTCATATTAATGTCTTGATTTAGCTACTCCTGATTTATACCATGGTAATCCAACACTATCTTTTTTAACTTGTTTAAAATCATTTTTAGTATAAAAAATACCATTTAAATAGTATTCTTCCTTTCCATTAGGATGAATTAATGCTGGACCTTCTGAGTTATGTAACTTATTATCCTTAATAAAACGAATAGTTCCATCAGGTGATTTAAATTGTTTTACTGGATTTTTATCTATCATAACTTTTTATTTTAATATATGTAAAAAAATTAATAAAGCCAAATTTAAGAATTTCTTTTTATAAATAATGGTGAATATGATAATACTATATCATCAATAATTGAATCATCTTTTCCCCATTAATTTAAAGTTATATTTGTACCATTATGCTGTAAATTACTTGAACTTGTCATTAAAAGATCACTACTTTCACCACCATATAATATTTTTAGTTATACTTAAACACTTGTAATATTTCTATTGCGAAGTAACTTCCTGCCAACGTTGTTTGCGCTATGATGTAATCTTTATTCGCACCATTTAAACTTAATCCTCCTGCACCATAAATAGCAAATAAATCAGAATTGCAGAATATTTGATTATTTGCTGTAACTGTTGATTTCTTTTTAATGTCTAATTTTAAAATATTTGCCCCTGTACTGATTAACGCAAATGGAAAACCGAGTTCAGCAGCTGTTATTGTCCCAATAATTAACGTTACACCTGTTGAATTATCAATTGGAAATACTTGATACTTGGTTGCTGATATACCTGCTGCGTTTAATGCTATTGTAGATGCACCACCTGCTAAGGTATTAACTGGGTAAACTGGTAATTGTTTAATAGCTTTTTCGTTGTAATCGTAATTTATTAATGGCTTTTCTAATATTATTCTATTTGTACCTATTTCATCGTTTGGACTAACAACAAAAGTGTCATCTAAATAACCTTGCAGCTCTCTTGCTTGAACCATTGCCGACCCATCAATAATACAATTATAACCTGTAAAGTTTTTAAGCGTCAATAAATCCGCAGGTGCTGTGATGCTTATAGTGTCATCCCAAGAAAGGTCAACGTTTTTAAAATTATTTAATCTTGATACTGAATCTAAAGCTAAAAGTTGTTTTAAAACACTAACAGCATCAATATTGTTATTATCATAATATAATGATGTTAATTTAATATTAAAATTGTTTTGGTATAAATATATAAATCTTTGATTTAAGTATGACCAATCTAATTGAGCATCAAACCATCTTTCAGAATCGGTAATAAATACGGCAACCCCTGCACAATAATATAATCCATTAGGCGTTAAATTGTGTTGTAAACTTACATCTTCATATCCCTTGCAAATGAAGAAATCATCCGTCGTTACACAAATGCCAGCCGTTACTTCTGCAGCCTCAAAATAAATAATGTATGTTTTTCCGACAACAATATTACCACTACCATACAACAACAAAGCGTTCTGATAACTAATTAATTCAGCTAATTCTACACTATTTATAGCATAAGAAGCAGTTAAAGCATAAGATGCACTTAAAGCAGGGTTAGCTGAGGTAAATGTGGATCCTGTTATATAGGATGCTGTAATGGTATTACTTGCCCACGAGGCGGTTCCTAATAATGATCCGGTTATACCATTAGTTACGTTTAAGGATCCAGTTATATATACTGATCCGGTTATAATTTGATCTCCTATACCAATTAAATTTCCTGTAAATGAGCCGCTAAATGATCCAGTATTTGAAAGGAATGTATCTACTCTATTTGCTGTTAGAATTAATGATGGAGTTCTTGGATGTGTTGGATTTGTACCTGCTGCTATTGTTTCTAATGTAATTACATTAGCTACTTCTGCATGCCATAGTAATTCAATAAAATCTCCAGCTGCTAGTTGTTGAAAAAAATTCCAAGCTGCTATGGTTTCTCCAGGATTTCCTCCTTTAGCTTTTGGAACAGATATAAAACTATTAGAATCAACTATATCATTAGCAGAAGAAATATTATTTTTTCTTATCCAAACAGCCACATGCTGTTCATCACTAGTATCAGTATTTCTAAACTGAGCTGAAAATTGGAAATTGTATACTCCAGCATTAGTAACATATACTCGTGTTCTGCTTGAACCACTAACATAAACACCATTTGAGATATCTGTTGTACTCAAAGACATTGAATATATAGTAGTAGCTGATACCGCGGTTTGGGAACCTGTATGATAAAAACTACCATATGAACCAGTAGCTGTATTATATATTCTACCACCCGCTGATCCTGTATCCACAGTTATAGGAAATGTGGTGCCATTGCCTTTTGTAAATGTTATTGTATTTAAATTTACAGAAGCAGTAATTAAAAGTGAAGCTGTATTAGCACTAGGTAATGTAACTAGTGAACCTGTACCGTCATAAAAAGTAATACCATCAGGTGTTTGTAAAACTCGTTGATAGGTATTTTCTATATTTTGACCAGTAAAATTATATGGTCCTGCCATAACTTATTTATTTTGTTTTAAGTAACTTATCTAAGATTCCGTTTATAATTTTTGGTAACTGTGTTTCTTGAATCGGATTTTCTTTAGTATAAATTGCTATAATGTTATTTACTTTATCCTTTTTAATACTTAAATTATTTAAATTAACATCTTCCTTAATTAACAATTTAACTAGTTTTAATATATGTTCTGTTATTGGATCAGCCAAGTTTTGTGTTTCTTTTATTCCACTAACTTGGACTTTAGGAGCACTTTCAATTATAAGATTTGCGTCTTGTGATTTAACTTCAACAGTTAATTTTTTAGATGCCTCAACTACAAATTCAGATTTCCAAGGAGTAAAGTATGTATCTTCTGCTATAATTTCAAGTTTTATTTCACCTTTTGTATTACCTTCTAATAAACCTTTTAATTTTTTAATTGGTATAATACACTTACCTTCTGAAGTGATTTGTCCTTTAAATAAAAGATTAATGTCTTCGGATTCAATTATTAATCGTGCTTGACTATTTTTTAATGATGCACCTTCTAGTTTAATATTGCACTCAAAAAGTTCAGTTTTATCGGTAAATAACGTATACATTATAGATCTATTTTAATATTTATGCCTAATACTTCTTTAGCTACTAAGGCTATGTCGGTTATACGTATTTGACGATCCACGACTTCTTTGGTTTCTTTATATTCTTTATCCATTGCCTCACATTTCATAATAAGAGTAATGAATCGTTTACGTTTTTTCTTATCCTTAAATTGATCTTCAGGAGCACCCCCTCCTAATCCTTCAAGAACTGTTATAAGTAACGCTACATCATTCCAAGTGAATGGATTCTTACTTTGATTAGGAAATGGATTTATATTCCAAGCAAAGTTAGCACTACTCCACGCAAAGGGTATTCTTGTAGTAGCCATTTTATGCTTCTCTCATATAAATTAGAAAATCTTCTAAAATATATTTTTGTTTTAATATATGTAAAAAAATTAAGAAAGCCAAATTTAAGGATTTCTTCTTACAAAAAGTGGTGAATAAGCTAATACGGCTTCATCAATAACCGTATCATCCGATCCCCAGTTTTGTAGTGTTTGTTCATCTATTTCTACAGTAAATGAGTCACGATAATATGTATTACCGTTTTCTTCCCAAATTAAAGTACATATAGCAATTGTTGAGGTTGATCCTCTCATTAGTTGATTAACATTCCAAACAATTGCGTTTGCTTTTTTTTCTTGTAATTCTCCGTATTGAATAGGTTCGATTAGTAGATATGGTTCCATAATTTATATTTTAATATAAAGCTAAATAAGTTTGTGTAAGAGATGCGGCATATGTTGATATAGCAACTGAAGATGCTAATGTTGTTACTGTAGCTGCGGTTGCAATAAAATGTTTAGCACTATTTGGATAATCATAAGCAGTAACATTAATATTAAATATAGCACTTGGACCTGATCCGATTATAGGTGCGGTTGTTTGAGCTGATGAGCAATACAATGCTACCGCGAAATATATTCCAGGTGAAGCATTATAAGATGTTTGAAATGATTTTGTTACAAATGTATTATTTCCAGCGTAACTAGAACTCCATATAGTACCATCATTTGAACTAGATGCTACTAATGTTAATGTACCTCCAGAATATGAGTACAATCCTACACCATTATAATTAGTAGACGTATATACTCCAGGTGTATTTGTTCTATACCATTTTATTCCAGTTATAGTTGTTTGCTGTGGTACTTGAACTGCTACACCAAGAAGTGATTGATTAGCCATTGTTATGCCACTACCTCCTAATATACCTCCTTGTGCAAAAACGGGTTCCGCTTTTGTTACACTAGTAGTACTACCTAAAGCAGAATATAAATTAAGTTGTACAGGAGCGTTTTGTATAACATTAGTAGCTAATGACGCTGTTTGTGCTGTCACAACGTATGATGCAGTTAAAGCATTTGTTGCCCAACTACCCGTTCCTGATAAAGAACCTGTAATACCTGCTGTTACGTTTATTGAACCAGTTACTTGCAAGCTACCACTTACTCCCAATCCTTGACCGCTATCAAATCTAGATAAACCTGAGCTTCTTAAAGTTAAAGTATTTAAAAATGTACTAGCACCATTTGATACTAAAAAGTCCATTTTATTTAGTACCGATTGTGAATCGTGTGATGTTTGTATCTTGTGATTATATTGTGATAATCCTGATCCGTTATATCCAAATAGTAATTGATCTGCTAATGTTCCTGCTGTTGATCCATTTTCTATTCCTAGTATACCCTTAATATGTGCTTTTGTTGTACTAAGAGATGTTGTAACTCCTACTCCTAACGTTGTACCATTATATGTTAAAGTAGATTCTCCATTTAATGCTGAAGTGCCGGTAGCAGTTATAACATAATTATCTGTGTTATTTGTAATTGTAGTAGATTCATTAACATATGATGCCGTTAAAGCAAATGAAGCACTTAAAGCAGGGTTTGTACTTGTAAATATAGAACCAGTTACATAAGAAGCAGTAGCAACAGTCATTGAACTTGTTTGACTGTTTTGTATAAATGATGAAGTTTGGCTATTCGTTACAAAAGAACTAGTTTGTGAATTAATCACGAAACTTGAAGTAGCACTATTTAAAACATAATTTGGTGCTAGAGAAGCTGTCGCAGCGTATGAAGCAGATATAACATTTGTAGCCCAAGAAGATGTTCCTGTAAATGTTCCTATAAATGAACCTGTGAATGATCCTGTTACTTTTAATAAACTATTACTATATATTAATGTAGGTACTCCACTAAAAACTCCATCATTGTTATATTGGATTTGAGTTGTTGATCCACCAGGTGTTCCTCCACCTCCTCCTCCACCATTCATAGCATAACTAGCAGTTAATGCATAAGATGCACTTACTGCTTGAGTAGCGTTAACAGCGTTAGTAGCATTAATAGCATTGGTAGCGTTAACAGCGTTAATTGTATTATTAACTACTACCTTAGATATTGTTTTTTTACTGTACCCAGCCATTTTATGCTTCTCTCATATAAATTAGAAAATCTTCTATAATAACTTGATGTTCAGGAGAAGCATTTTTAAACGCTTCAATTATAATTTGATTTTGATCTTTTTTACCTTCTGTTATAAGTTGCCTCATAGGTTTTAAAGCAGATTCAGCTAACAATAAATTATTATTAGTGTCGTAATCAGACATATCATTTAGATATGATTCAATTAATTTATTTAGATAAGCACTCATTGATTAAGGTTTTAATATGTTTAAATAGTTCGTTTAATTTATTGATTTGATTATTTAGCCATTGAAGTCGTTCACCCATTCTTTTACCACTCATAGGTGTTTCAATATTTGATTCAGGTATATATTTTGTGAATGGTTTCATATATTCACCACCTGTTAAAAATATAAATTTATCTTTATTTAAATTAAGACCATGAGATTTCATTTGGTTAGTTGTTTCAACACCCCATTTTTCTTTTTCATCAGCTGACATTTCTTTAAGTGTCTTATCATATGGTTCTAATTCTTTGTTTAAAGGAACTAAATGATGTTTAGCGGATAAAATGAACATCT